CCTTGACGGTAGAAGACACCGTTACTTTCCAGACTTTTACATTAAGGTAAAACAGGCAGATGGTTCTATCAAAAAAATCATCATAGAAGTGAAACCTAAGAAACAATGTAAACCACCAGATATCCCTAAAAAGAAAACAAAAAGATTTATTAACGAGGTTCGCACTTGGGGGGTTAACAAGGCAAAGTGGGAAGCCGCAATAGATTGGTGTAATGATAGAGGAATGGAATTTAAGATACTAACTGAAGACCATGTTGGTTAGTCTGTATAAATACATGTATGGCAGATATAATTGGAAACATATTAGAAAAGAGTGGCGGTAAGGATAGATCTATCCGTTGGTTTCGACAGCAAGTAAAAGAACTTGGTGAGGTTCCATCACGTCAACTAATTCGTGAAGGAATTGTTACCTCACGTCCAAATTTTGGGAGAATGAATTTCTTTATGTATTCTCCTAAGTATAAAGACGATAAAAACGTCTTACCATACTACGACAGATTCCCTCTCATCATGCCAGTTGAACCTCTAAAAGAATATAGAGATGGGTTTATGGGATTGAATTTTCATTACCTATCTATTCCAATGAGAATCAAATTGCTTAACGTGATTTCTGAATATGCAAACAATGACAATATGGATGAAACAACAAGAATCAAACTGACGTGGAACCGTATCAAACGTAACCCTATGGTGCGTCCAACAATCAAAAGATACCTATACGATCATGTCAAAACACCATTTCGTAGAATAGATGCAGAGGAAATGATGGTAGCAGTTTTACTACCAGTTCAACAGTTTGTGAGAGCAAGAGAAACTAAAGTATATGCAGATTCTAGACGAATGACTAATGCACCAAGGAGACCACAATAATGGCACAAGCCGGTGACTTTCTAGACGAATTTGTTGGAAGTTTCAACAAATATGGCGGGCCTGCACAACTTAACCGTTTTGAGGCTCGAATCATTGCACCTGCTCAAGCAGAAGCAGACCCAATGGTTGATAGACACGTTTCTTACCGTGTTGAAAAGGTAACAATGCCTGGCAAGAATATTCGTTCTGTAACTAACGACAACATCTATGGCCCAACACACGAAATCGCACAGGGACTTACTTATGCAGAAGATGTATCATTTACATTCTATTTGTCTGCTGAACATAGAGAAAGAAAATACTTTTTAGACTGGCAAGACTTCATTTACAAACCGAATACATATGCACTAGAATACTATAGAGAATATGTAAGAGATATTGAAATTTATCAAATTGACAAAAATAACCAACGGCGTGCTGGGATAAAACTATTAGAGTGTTTCCCCAAAACGGTTGGTGCAATTGATTTTGAACAAGGTAATGTAGAACTAGGAAGACAAGAAGTTAGTTTTGCATTTAAAGAATTCTTGTTTATTGATGGAAACGGTAGAGATTTGACTGTATATGACAATAACAGTCCAATGGGACTCCCAACAAGTTTCCCATTTGGTGGATCGGCATCTATCAACGTTCCATTCAGAAACCCAATTCAGGCAATTTCTGGAACAATAAACAGTATTGGTAATTTGACTAATATACGCCCAGGCGATATTATTCCACAAATTCCTAACATCCCTGGCGCACCACCAATTGTTAATAATGCAATTGCCACAGCAAGAGACTATGGTATTGCACAAGTAGAGTCTAGAGCAAATAGGTTCTTAAACAGAACAAGACTAGGAAACCTAACTAGAAGACTACACTATTTTAGATAATATAATGTAAAGGAGAAATATTATGGCATTACCTAAGTTGGCATCGGCCAAATATGAATTGACGCTTCCTTCAACTGGTGACAAAGTTGAATACCGTCCATTTCTGGTAAAAGAAGAAAAGGCACTGATGATGGCACAACAAGCCGGAGACAATGCATCACTGGTTCGTGCAGTAGAGAATATTGTTGATGCTTGCACATTTGGAAAACTAAATGTGAAGGATTTGCCCTTCTTTGATATTGAATATATTTTTATTCAATTGAGAGGAAAATCTGTAGGTGAAAAATCAACAGTAAGTGTTACTGCTCCAGACGATGGAGAAACAAAGGTTGTTGTTGATATTAATCTATCTGATATTCAATGTGTTAGAGATGTAACACACACCAATAAAATTGAACTCACTGATAATATCGGTGTTATGATGGATTATCCAAAAATGTCTACTTTTATGAAAGTAGGTGAAGATGAAACTCAGGCGGCGTTTGAAATCATCAAAGCATCCATATCACAGATTTATGATGCAGAAAATGTATACAGTCGAAATGACATGGAAGAAAAAGAACTTGATGAATTCATTGAATCAATGGATCATGGACAGTTTCAAAAACTACAACACTTCTTTGATTCTATGCCAAGAGTAAAACATGAGGTAGAAATTAAAAATCCCAATACGGGCGTCACAGGTAAAGTGGTGTTACAAGGATTGCAAAGTTTTTTTCAATAGCCCTCTCTCATAATACGTTAGAGAACTATTTTCGATTAAACTTTTCGTTAATGCAACACCACAAATACTCTCTGACTGAGATTGAAAACATGATGCCATGGGAGAGGGAAATTTACGTTGCAATGCTTTTACAATGGATTGAGGATGAGAATATGAAGGCGAGACATAATAAAAACAAATAGACATAACTAAATACTTAAAGAGAGGGGAAACTTATGTCAGAAGAGAAGAAAACAACTATTGATGCTGACGCCGCAGCAGTAATTGATGCTAACGGTGATGGACACATCTCAAAAGAAGAAATGGAGATGCATTTGGAATTTAAAAGAAAGGCACTTGAAGATGCCGATGCTCAGCGTGACGCCATTCGTAAAATGGCATGGTTCTCGCTAATTGGTCTTCTTGTATATCCTGCCGGTATCGCAGTAACATCTGCATTCGGTATGGATAAGGCTGCCACATTGATTGCAGATATCGCTCCGACTTACTTTGCATCAATCGCTGTGCTAGTCTCGGCTTTCTTTGGCGCAGACGCTCTTAAAAAGAAATAAGGTATAATTAAATGGCTGACGATAAAACAAATCAATCTATTAGAGAACTCATCAATGAACAACGTGCCGCAAATGCGGCAATTGTTGCTGAACTTGGTGAAAATAGAAAGGCAACAAAACAATCGTCAGATGCAATGAAGAAAGTTGGTGGGGTTCTAAAGGATGACCTAAAGGGCCTGACTGATTCTATCACTGCACCATTTAAAGCATTTACTAGTGCAATCCCTGGCCTCAGTTCTATGGGGAAGATTGCTGGGATTCTTGCTTCTAGTGCGGCCGCAAGTAAAGCGAGCGCAGCAAAAGATACTGAAATTAGAAGAGAAGGTGAAAGGGCAAGGCAGAAAGACACAGTTTTACTAGCAGAAATTGCTGGTGGAATTGTTGATTTAAAAGATTCATTCTTAAAGGGATTACAGAAAGGTGCTGGGTTTGGACTTGGTGCAATTGCAGCTCTTATTGCTGCACCTGTTATTACTCTGGTAGAATTCTTTAGATCTTTGGGAACAGAACTCAAATTTCTCAACAAACTTACTGGTGGTAAACTAACAAATTTATTTAAACCATTTGTTAGATTTTTTGATGCAGTGTCAGACCTTGTTAATAAAGCAGGAACAGGCAAAATACTGAAGGGCGATACGTTTAAAGTATTCGGTAAATTTACTGGTTTCATTAATAGAATCATTAGTGGCCCAGTAAAACTATTTAATCGCATAATGAAGGTGATGAGTAAGTTTCCTGCTATGATTGCTGGATTCTCTTCTTCCTTTACACCTATTGCCAAGTTTGCAGCGGGATTCGGTAGAATCTTAGGTAAAGTCTTCTTGCCCATTACATTCATCATGGGTGTATTTGATTTCTTTAGTGGTGCAGCTGAAGGATTTGTTAACGACAATGGTAATATTTTTACTAAGATATTGTCTGGACTATCAGAAGGCATTATTAGTTTGGTAGATGGACTATTTGGTGGTTTGATTCGTATGATAACTGGAGCGGTTGGTTGGATTTTAGAAGCGATTGGGCTTGATAACT